GCATCAACCGAGTGAACATCAGTGGCAACCTGACCCGCGACCCCGAGCTGCGCGCCACCGCCGGCGGGACGCAGGTCCTGTCCTTTGGCGTGGCGGTAAACGACCGCCGACGCAACGCGCAGACGGGCGAGTGGGAGGACTACCCCAACTTCGTCGACTGCACCATGTTCGGCAACCGCGCCGAGGCCGTTGGCCGTTTCCTCGCCAAGGGGATGAAGGTCGCCATCGAGGGCAAGCTGCGCTACAGCTCCTGGGAGCGCGACGGGCAGAAGCGCTCGAAGCTCGAGGTTATCGTCGACGAGATCGAGGTCATGGTGCGCCGTGAGGGTCAGACGCAGGCCCAGCCGCAGCAGAGCCTCGCGGATACGGTGCCCATGCAGCCACAGACGCAGGCCGCGCCGCAGTGGAGCGCCCAGCAGGCCTACGCCGCGGCCCCACAGCCCGAGGTGTACGACGAGGACGTGCCGTTCTGATGAGGCGCGTACCCGACATCATCCGCGACCACTGGGAGGCTGCCCTGTTCGCCGCCTCCTTCGCCGCGGGTTTCCTGTTCTTCTCTTCGCTTCTATGGGGGTGGTTCTGATGGCCTTCACCGTGTTCGACAGCTTCGCCGAGGTCTACGACGACTTCGACGCGAGCGACCCCGAGGACCTGCGCGACCGCGCGATGCTCGCCGACGCGATCATGATGTACGGGCTGCACGGCGTCGAGGCCGACCTTCCGAAGCACCTCCGCCGCGTTTTCAAGGCGATGAAGAACGCCATCGACAACTCCAAGGACGCGCGCGGCAGGGGCGGCAAGGGCGGTCGCCCGCGCAAGAAACCAGTTTCCGACAAACCCGAAACGCAGGTTTCGGAAAGTGAAAACCTAGGTTTTTCAAACGGGAAACCAGTTTCCGACAAACCCGAAACGCAGGTTTCGGAAAGTGAAAACCCTAACCTAACCTACCCTAGCCTGTCCTGTCCTGAACTGGATTGTGCTGAGCTGTCCTGTGATGGGGGCGATGCCCCCGCCGCGCCGCCCGAGTTCGAGCCGCCGTCGCTGGAGGAGGCCCGCGGGTACTTCGGCGCCAACTGCCTGAGCGGCGACCCGGACGCCTTCTGGGCCTACTTCGAGTCTCAGGGCTGGGTCAAGAGCAACGGCCAGCCAGTGAGCAACTGGGGCGCCCTCGCGCTCGACTGGTCCAGGCGCCAGAAGCGCATCGACGCCGACGACCGGGCGAGGGGCAAGCCCACCGCCTCGGAGGTCGAGGCGGCCACGTTCAAGCCGACGAGGACGCCCGAGCAGACGAGGGCGGAGCTCGAGCGCAGGTGGCGCGAGGAACATCCGGGCATCGACCCGGCGAAGGTGAAGGCCCCGAGGGGGACGACCGCCGACCCGGTGGCGCTCAAGGCGTACCAGGACGCGCGGCGTCTGCTGGACGCGAGGGCCGCATGCGAGAGGAGGGCGTCATGAGCTTGGACGCCGAGAGGAACGAGAACATGGGCAGACCGAAGGGGTCCGCGAGCATCTACGACGACGGGCCGCGCAGCGCCCGCTGCGAGACGTGCGGGTTCTGCGCCGTGAGCGAGGCGGTCATGACGGCGTCCGGCGAGGGCCGCAAGCGGTACACGTGCATGCGCTGCCCCGACTTCGTGCACGCCACGCAGGGGCTCGCGAGGTGCAACTACTGGGAGGCGCGACATGAGGGCTGAGTCGCGGGACAGGCGCGGGGGCTACGTGCTCGTGTGCGGGCAGTGCGGCAGGCGGTTCCGCACGGCGTACAGGAACCAGAGGTACTGCTGCGGGTGGTGCGAGAACGTGGCGCGAAGGGACGCGAGCAAGCGGCCCGTGGACGTGTACATCGGAACGAGGAGCGAGTCGGGCCGAGAGGTCAACGCCATGCGTGCGGCGCTGGCGGAAGGGAGGCGCATCTGATGCGCGACGGATACAGGTTCGAGTTCGGCGCGTTCGACAAGCCGGATGCGCCGAAGGCGCAGGCGCTCAAGCCGCTCGAGGAGGCGGCCGAGGCGTTCGGCGCCTGGCAGGACTGCGACGACATGCGGTACAGCCCGATCATGACGGCGCGCAGGGTGTACCGCCAGAGCCTTATCGACGAGTGCGTGGACGTGGTCCAGGCGGTCGTCAACCTGCTCGACGCCGAGGGGTTCACGCAGGAGGACGTGGACGCGGCAATCGAGCGCTGCAACGAGAGGAACCGAGAGAGGGGACGTCTGTGATGGAGACTTTGGAGCAGATCAAGGCCGACGCGGTCGAGGTGTTCCATTTCGACCGCGAGTGCAGGCCGCAGGACAGGGCGCACGCCTACCTGGGGAAGTACCGCGTCAGGCGCGGCTACAACGACACGGCGATGCAGGTCGCGGTGACCGACATGATCGAGCGCGCCTACGAGGCGGGAAGGGCGGAGGTCGCCGGCGCGAACCTCGTGCAGAACCTGCGCCGCCAGCTGACGAGCATCGAGGCGACCGTCGGGGATGCCATCGACCTGCTCGACGAGAGCGTAGGGGGGGCGGACTGCGATGAGTGACTCGAGGGTCGGCGGCTACCCGATGGGAGTGACCGACGCCGCTATCGAGCGCAGCTTCGGTGGGGCCTGCGAGCCTAGGATGTGCGGGAACTGCAGGCATTTCTGCAGCAGCGACATCCACGTCGACTACGGCTACTGCCACCTCGGGTTCGAGCGCGCCTACGACGCAGAGGCGCCTGACCGCAAGGAAGGGTTCTGGCGCTTGGCGAAGTGGGCCGTGGCGTGGCTCATGGGGAACCTGCTGTACTGCGAGGACGAGTGCGGCGAGTGCCGCGACTACGAGGAGTTTGGGCTATGAGTATCGAATTGCCGAAAGATGCCGAGGGACGAGAGATTCCACTTGATACCGTGGTGCTGTTCGGCGGCAACGGCAATGCCTACAACATCACTGGCTGGATATACGTCACCGACTTCGACCTGAGCAACAGCATGGCAGGTCAGTGGCGAGCGCTCACCGATAAGTTTACAAGGCTCGACCCCGAGCTCATGTACCTCACCCCGCCCGACAGCTGGGAGAAGCTGCTTGAAGACTTGGGCGAGGCAGGTGACGCGCGGTATTACGAGGCTTGCGCCTACTTCCACAGAGACAAAGACGAAGATGGCTGTACATCGTGCCCCGGTGGCGAGGACGGCTGCGCTCGAATTGCCATGCGCGACATTGCCTACCGCATCCGCAAGCTGAGGGGTGAGGACGATGGCTAGCGGTTGTGTGGTGTGCGGTAAGACGCGATTCAACTTCGGCGATTACGACGAGGGTGTCGAGATGCGGATTGGCGAGATGAACACCGGCGAGCACATCATCATCGTCGACCCTCCGTACGCATGGAGCATCCCGATCAACTACTGCCCGCTCTGCGGACGAGACCTCACAAAGAAGGTGGACCAATGACGACGCATCGACTCAAGGTCCTTATCAAATACGCCGACGCAATCATGAACGGCACCAAGACGTTCGAGATTCGCAGGAACGACCGTAACTTCAAGGTCGGCGACAAGATCGTATTCGACGTCGTCACGAACGATGGCTACTCCGTCGGAGAGGCAGCAAGGCACCCGCTCAACGGGGCGACCTACCGAATCGACTACATCCTCGATGACTTCGAGGGCCTCGCAATGCCCGTTCTGCGGCGGGCCTGCCGAGATAGTGGACAACAGCCGATACGACCCAGGCACCTACTTCGTGGGCTGCCTGTATTGCGGTGCGCGGTCGGACTATGAGCACGGCGAGGAGAACGCTGCAGAACTTTGGAACGGAAGGGTTGAGCCAAATGGTGACTGACGAAGAGCGGCGCGAGGCGATAGAGAATCTGCGTTGCCTATCCTACATGAACCGCGTCCGCTACAAAAGAGTTCTATGAACTGCTGGACGAGACGGTAATGGAACCCGACACCGGATACCACGAGATGAACGACGTGTTCGAGTGTATTGCCGACCTAATCGACCGCCCGACGTGCCTCGACCTTGTCGAGCACAAGCAGGATCCGTTCATCCCGGGCAAGCGGATGGTCGACGGCTACTTCCACTGCTCCGACTGCGGATGGGGTGGACAGATCTGGGAACATATCGGCTTTGGGGACATGCTGGCGTATGAGGCCGTCCATTGCCCGAAGTGCGGGGCGATAATCGAGCGCCGTGCGTGAGGTGGTCCCCGGCGCTTGGTATGGTAGCCGAAGCAAACCGAGCGCGAGGGGGTATGCGAATGGCGTGTAGGCCACCTGCAGGAGATGGGCCAAAAGGCCCATCCACAAAGTCAGCACATCCGTTGAGGGACGAGTGGGCGATCCGGAAGGGGCGCTCCTCTTACGTCCTGTGGACGGACGAGATGATAAAGCGGATGCAGGCGCACCCGGAGCGGACGGCGGCGGAGATCGCGGCGGAGCTGAGGGTGACGCCGAGCGCCGTGAGGCACGCGCGGCAGCGGTACGGGCGCTTCTCGACCGGAACGGATGTGCTGTGCATCGTGTGCGACGCGCGGCCCGTGTTCGACACGTCGGCGCAGGCGAAGAAGTGGAGGCTGTGCAAGGGGTGCTATCTGGCGGAGCGGAAGAGACGGCTCGAGGAAGAGGCGGAGAGCAACCGCATACGACAGGCCGCGCACAGACGGCAGAAGCTGGACGGAGACGTTTGAGAGGCTGGCCGAGGTAATCAGAATCAAGTCGACCAAGGTCGAGTAGCCGAAAGGCCCCGGTTTCCCGGGGCCTTTTCTTTAAACGTTACCCCCTTTTTACGCTCGTGGGCAAACGCACGCGCTTGTCCACGTGCGTAAAAAGGTGGGAACGTTCGCGTTTCCATATGGCTATCTACCAGCGGAAATGTGATTTTGTGGCGGGAAAAGGGCGTGAAAAACTGACCAAGGAGGGCATCGAGGATGCCGTCCGCCTGTGCCGTGCCGGAATGACCGACAAGGACATTGCCGCGTATCTCGGGGTCGCACGCGAGACATACAGCCGCTGGATCAACCACCCCAGAACAGACAATCAGCGTCAACTGTGTCACGTTCTAAAAAAGGCCGAGGTCGAGCGCAAGGCGACGCTCGTGGGCCGCATCATGGACGCGAGCGGCGACAGCTGGCAGGCGGCGGCGTGGCTTTTGGAGCGCAAGTACCCGCAGGAGTACGCCAAGGCGCAGCGCATCATGGATACCACCGACACGGCGGTGCTCAAGGCCGCCAAGGAGCTGGTACTGTCCGTGCCGTCCTCAATCGGCGGGGACGAGTAGCCGATGCCGCTCACGAGGATGCAGCGCGAGTACCTCGCCAACTGCACGCACCGCTACAACGTGAAGTGCGGGGCGACGGGCTCGGGCAAGAGCTACGTCGACATAGCCGTGACCATACCGCAGAGGCTTCTCGCCATGAGGGGCGAGGGGCTGGCGGTGATGATCGGGAACACCCGCTCGACGCTCGAGCGCAACATCCTCGAGCCGATGCGCTCACTTTACAGCGAAGACGTCGTCAGCCAGATCGGGCGGGACAACACGGCCCAGATATTCGGGCGCAAGGTCTACTGCCTGGGCGCGGATAAGAAGACAAGTGTATCCAAGATTCAGGGCGCCACGTTCGAGTGGGTCTACGGCGACGAGGTCGCCACGTGGAGCGAAGATGTCTTCCAGATGCTCAAGAGCCGCCTGCGCTGCGAGCACAGCCGCTTCGACGGCACCTGCAACCCCGACAGCCCGAACCACTGGTTCAAGCGGTTCCTCGACGGCGACAGCGACATCTACAGGCAGGACTACACGATCTGGGACGGCGCGCTGGCACCGGATGTCATCGAGGCCCTCATCAAGGACTACGGCAGCGGCGTGTACTACGACCGCTACATCTTGGGCAAGTGGACGCTGGCCGAGGGCCTGGTCTACCCCGGGTGGGAGGGTGCCATCGAGAGCCGGTATACGGGCGGCGCCGTCAAGTACGCGGTGTCTTGCGACTACGGCACGCAGAACGCCTTCGCGGCGCTGCTGTGGGCGTTTGACGGCAAGGTGTGGCACGTGGTGGACGAGTACCGCTACTCGGGCCGCGACACGGGGCACCAGAAGACGGACGCCGACTATGTGGCCGACATGGCCGACTTCGTGCGCGGGCTGGGCAAGCCGCCCAAGTTCATCATCGACCCGAGCGCCACGAGCTTCATCGCCGCGATGCGGCAGGCCGGGTTCAAGACCAAAAATGGACGCAACGACGTCGCAGACGGCATACGAGAGACGGATGTGTGCCTGGGCAACGGCACGGTGCGTATCTCCGAAGCCTGCACGGGGCTGATAGGCGAGCTCGGCGGCTACTGCTGGGACGCCAAGGCGGACGGCGATAAGCCCGTCAAGGTCGAGGACCACAGCTGCGACGCGCTCCGTTACGGCGTGGCAACACTGCGCATGTACAAGCCTGCGAAACGGCAGGTAAACCCATTTTTTGAAGGGAGGTAGCGGCTTTGTCTAAGGGGCCTTTGGTGACCGATGGCGACCTCAAGGCGGCGGCGTCGGCGACGGCGTTTGCGGCAGATGCCATCGAGCGACACATGTCGAGCGAGATGTACCGCAACGCCGTAACCGCGAACGAGTACTACCGCCAGCACAACGTCACGATCAACCGTTTCGTGCAGAAGATCTACTCGTGCTCCGGTGCCGAGGCCGAGGACTTCACGGCCTCGAAGCTGAGGCTGGCGAGTAACCTGTTCAAGCGCCTAAACGTCCAGCGCTGCACGTACTCGCTCGGTAAGGGCGTGAGCTTCGTGGACGTCTCGGCGGACGGCAAGGACACGACCAAGGAGGGGCTTGGCGACCGCTTCGACGACGACGTCATGGAAATGGGGCTCAAGGCGCTCATCCACGGTGTGTCATTCCCGTTTTGGAACCTCGACCACATCGACGTGTTCACCGCCGACGAGTTCTGCCCGGTGTGGGACGAGTACTCTGGGGCGCTATACGCCGGCGTGAGGTTCTGGCAGCTCGACTCCTATCACCCGTGGCACGCGACCCTCTACGAGCAGGACGGCTACACGGAGATGGTGTCGGGCGGCAGCGGCTTCGACTTCGAGGTGGCCGAGGCCAAGCGCGCCTACAAGGTCACGTATCAGGAGATACCGGCGGACGGGATGAAGCTGGCCGTCGATGCGGAGAACTACTCCCGCCTGCCCATCGTGGCGGTCTGGGGCAGCGACGCGCACCAGAGCACGCTCGTCGGCATGCGCGAGAGCATCGACGCCTACGACCTCATCAAGAGCGGCCTGGTGAACGACACGCGCGACTGCGCACAGATCTACTGGCTCATCAACGGAGCCGGCGGCATGGACGACAGGGACCTCGACCTGTGGCGGGCGAAGCTCAAGCTGACGCACGTGGCCGAGGTCGACGCCGAGCAGGGGCAGTCCGTGACGCCGTACACGCAGGAGGTGCCCATCGAGGGCCGCAAGGAGACGCTGGCGCAGATCAAGGCCGACATCTACGAGGACTTCGGCGCGCTGGACGTCCACACCGTCGCGGCGGGGGCGACCAACGACCATATCGACGCGGCATACCAGCCGATGGACGAGGAGGCCGCCGAGTTTGAGCGCCACATCCGCGAGGGTATCATGGACATCCTTGCGTTGCAGGGCATCGAGGATACGCCCGTGTTCACGCACACTCGCATCAGCAACACCAAGGAGCAGGTCGAGACCGTGTGCCTGGAGGCCGAGTATCTGGACGACGAGACGATCCTGCGAAAGCTGCCGAACATCACGCCCGACGAGAGGGCGAAGATTTTGGAGCGCAAGCAGCGGGAGCAGGAGGAGCGCATGGCGGCGTTGCCGCCCGCCCTGGCGGCGAACGCGAAGGGTGCCCAGGAGGGCGACGAGGACGACGAGGACGACGAGGACGACGAGGACGACGAGGATGAGGAAGGTGATGAGTGATGGCGGCATTGCAGGTGCTTGACGGCGAGCTGTGGCAGTGGGACACCGGGCGCGAGGTCGAGGTTGTCGGCTGCGAGCAGGTGCATTTCGCCAAGTCGACCACGGGGACGTGCTACACGGTCGAGGTGGCCGGCAACAAGGCGAAGATTCCCGACGAGCTGATCCAGGCGGCTGGGCGCGTGTACGCATGGGCCTACATCACGGACGAGGCATACGGCGGGCGCACGCGCATTGAGGCGCTCTGGGACGTAAAGAGGCGAGCCAAGCCCGCCGAGTACATCTACGAGCCGAGCGACCAGCGCACCATCAAGGACGCGGAGACGGCGCGAGACGAGGCCAAGGCCGCGCAGAAGGCGGCGGAGGCCGCACGCGACAAGGCCGTCGCCGCCGAGGTCAAGGGGGCACGCGCCACGACTCTCGCCTCGGGCTCGGAGGCAACGGCGGCGATGGAGGGCAACGTGCTGGTCGTCGGCGTGCCGAAGGGCGACGCGCTGAGATATAGCGACCTCACCGCCGAGCAGATCGCGGAGCTCAAGAAGCCCGCGACGGACGCGGCGGCTGGCGTGAACAAGGTCAACAACGAGTTCAAGCAGCTCAAGGCTTCTGTCGAAACGGCGGAGAAGAGCCGCGCCGACGCCGAGGCGGGGCGCAAGGAGAAAGAGACCGAGCGCGGGCAGAACGAGACGGAGCGCAAGGAGGATGAGGCCAAACGCAAGACCGCCGAGCAGAAGCGCGAGCAGGATTCGACCAAAGCCCTCGCCGACGCGCAGGCGGCTCTCAAGGACGCCAAGACGGCAGCCCTGAACTACCAGTCGATTATCGACTCGGCGGCTGCCGTGACGGCGCTGGGACTCAAGAAGGTAAACGGCAAGATTTGCCAGATGCGAAAGGTAGGTGCCTAAATGGCCGATACGCAGGCAACCGAGCAGGCAACCGAGGGGTTCGAGTACGCGGACCCGCTGGCATCGGACAAGGCGGTGTGGGCGCTTGTCGGCGCGGTAAAGAATCTGGGCGACCAGAAGTCGCTTGAGCGCGACGCCTCGACGGGCCGCTACTCCAACGAGAGCGTCGCCGCGATGGTGGACAAGCACAAGACGGGGCTGGTGTACACGTTCCTCATCCCGGCGGGCAGCCCCACTGACATCCAGCCGATGAGCGCCGCCGCGAAGCGCGTGGCCTCACCCGAGTTCGTGCCCGCGACGGCGACGAGCGCGGCCGTCGACCCATTCGACACCGAGGGCGGCCCGTGGTTCCACGTGTCCGCCAACGCCGGTGCCGACGCCGACGGCGTGCCGTGGGTCGAGGCCATCGACGGCGTCGACTACGGTTTCTCGCGCGTGGACAACGGACACGGCAACAACGTCTACGAGATCGCGCCGGTCGTGTGGCAGGCGGTCGAGGTACTGACGAACGGCAACCTGCTCGTCTCGTGGTCCGACAGCCGATTCAGCGGCTCGCAGCCGAACCCCAAGGCGTTGCTGCCGGACGGCACACTGCGACCGTACATGCTGACGCCGACATACCCCATGAGCATCGACGCCGACGGGCGCCCGCGCTCCGTCTCGGGCGCGAAGGTCGCCAACCGCACGACGTCGCACGACTCGCTCGTCGACCTTTGCAAGACCGCGACCACGGGCTACTCGGGCATGAGCGTCTACGACCAGTGGTATATCAACTTCCACCAGTTGACCAAGACGCTCTGCAAGTCCTCCCAGGTGGACTTCCCGGGCTGCACGGACTTCAACATCCAGATCCACCCCGCGCTTGCCGAGACGGGCGTCATGCGTGTGGTCGTCACCGCCGAGCAGGCGGCGAAGATTCCCGTGGGCGCGTCGATGATGTACGGCACCGACACGGGCACCACGTGCCCAGACCGAGGCGCCGCAGCCGCATACGACGTGTTCGACGGCGCGGTCGTCGGCGGCAAGGAGACGCTCGCAGACGGCAACGTGGCGCTTCTCATGGACGTCGCCAAGGCGTTCGACACGACCGTGAACACATGGCTCCAGAGTGCGCCGTGGAACACGGGCAACACTGATGCCCTCGTGGGCGACGGCCAGGTGGCGAAGGACGGTAAGCATCCGTTCAAGATCGGCGGCGTCGAGACGGGGCTGGGCCTGTGGGAGTTCATGGGCGATACGCTCTTCGTCTCCGACGGCACGGGCTTCGGCATCGCGGTCAACCCCGACACTCGCAATGAGAAGAAGAATGCCGTGGCGGACGGGGTGACCCCGACGGCGGCGTGTATGCCGACGGCAGATGGCTACATGCTCGACATTCAGTTCGTCAACGGCCTTATCTTGGGAAAGGGGCTCGGCGGCTCGGCGACGACCGGTGTCGGCGACTACTTATACTTCGACACATCCGGCGGTAAGGTCAAAGGCACAATCCGTCTGGTTCCGTTCCTCGGCCGCCTGCGGGACGACTCGTATGCCGGTCTTCGTTACGCGTACTCGTGGAACGGGTCCGGTTGGGCCGCTTGGGACTTCGTCTCCCGGCTTTCTGTCTATAAATCTCTACTCGCACCGTGTCTACCGCGCCCGCCGCTTTCTGGCGGGACGCGGCTCAGCCTGACTCCTTTGAGTGAAATTTGTCCGCAAGGCTCACGGGCTGGTAACCGCAAGGCGAACGCTCGTATGACAGACAGAAAGAGCTTTGATCTATGAAAACCTACTGCAAGGGTCTCGAGTTCACGCGCAAGAGCGTCGTCGAGGCCCTGCACCGATGGAAGAAAAGTGACTCCGGCAAGGAGAACGGCTGGCGCGTCGCCGACGAATACGGCACCGAGACGGCGTTCGTCGACCGCATCTGGCTAGAGCTCTCGACCGAGACGCTTACGTTCGAGCCGATTCGAACCTACCTGAAGCACGACCCAAACAACGGCAAGCTGCGCGAGATAAGCGTCGAGAGCATCAAGCGGCAGGTCTGCAACTACCTGTGCGTTGGGGCACTCGAGCCGCTCCTTGCCGCCAAGGTCGGCTTCTGGCAGGTGTCGAGCGGCGTCAAGGGCAAGGGCGCGGCGCTGGGGATGCGCAAGCTCAGGCGTGAGGTTCACCGCTTCGCCTACCACGTACACGTCGACATCCGCAACTGCTACGGCTCGATGCGGACGGAGATAGTGGAGGGTCTGGTGGCGCGCTACGTCAAGAACAGCCAAGTCCTCTACCTGCTCCATTCGCTGCTGTCGACGATGAACGGCGTCCTTATCCTCGGCAGCTACCTGTCGCTTCGGTTGGCGGCGCTCGTGATCTCGTTCGCGTACCACGCGGTCGAGGAGGCGGCGAAGGAGCGGCGCGGCAAACGCGTGAGGCTCGCGGGATGCCAGGTGTGGTACGCCGACGACGGCTATTTTCTCGGCAACTCAAAGCGTTCGCTCAGGAAGGCCGCGGCCACCGCCGCGCGCGTTTTGGGGCGGCTAGGATTGTCGCTGAAACCGTGGAAGGTGAGGCGCAACGGCGCCGAGCCCATCGACTTCGCGGGCTATCGCATCTGGTGCGCTCGCGGGCGCCGGGTCGACTTGCGAAAGAGGCTCTGGAAACGACTGCGACGCGCGTTCGCGCGCTACATGCGCAGGCGCACCGAGCGCTTGGCGAGGCGCGTGTGCTCTTACTGGGGCTGGCTGAAAACGGCTGTCATGGAGCACCAGATGAACGTCAAGCGGTGCATATTCAACGCGGCGAGGGCCGTGGGTTAGGAGGAAAAATATGGTTGTGAAGTCGGAGCGAACGGGCGAGAGGCCCGAGACGGTCGAGATCGCGGGGACCGACGTCTGGCTGCGCCGCGACATCGCCGAGGGCGAGCGCGAGGAGCAGGGAGGCGAGGGCGGTTCCGTCAAGGTGAAGGTGTTCACCTACGAGGAGCTGCACTTCACCGACCCGACGGGCGAGCTGACGGTCGATGGCGCAAAGGCCGACTTTGACACCGTCTGGACGGCACACGAGGCGGACGGCATGAGCATGGAGGAGCAGATCGCATCGCTCCAGCAGCAGGTCGCCGACTCGCAAGCGGCCCTTCTCGAGCTCGGCGACATCGTTGGAGGTGAGTAACTTGGCGAAGATCTACTACCGCGCCGTGAAAAGCGGCAAGCGCACGCTCGAGAGCGTTCCCGAGCGCTGGCGCGACGAGGTACGCCAGATGCTAGAGGCAGACGGCGAGTAGGGAAGGGCCCCGGCTTCGGTCGGGGCCCTTTTCCGTTATGCGCGGGCGACCATGCGTGCCGACGATTGGAGGCGGCGCATGGCGAAGGATAGCGCTCACGAGTTCTCAGACGCCGAGATTCGGGCGTTCGAGCGCGAGGTGGCGGGAGTGTACGGCGAGGCGAGCAAGACGGCCTACGACAACCTCAAGCGCTATCTGGCGCAGTTCGAGGCCGACGACGAGAAGATGCGCGAGCGTCTCGGGGCCGGCGAGATCACCAAGGCGCAATACAGGTCTTGGCGAAGCGGGAATATCGCGGCGGGCAGGCGCTACCGAATCGTGCTCAAGCAGTGTGCCGAGGCCATGACGCACGCGAACGTCGTCGCGGCCGCCGCCATCGAGGGCAGGCTGCCCGAGGTCTACGCCGAGAACTACAACTACGGCACGTGGCAGGTCGAGAGCGCCGTGGGCGTTGACACGGCCTACGCGCTGCAGGACGCGTCGACCGTGCAGAGGCTGCTCACCGACCACGACAGCTACCTGCCCAAGCCGTCCGTCAACGTCGTCAAGGACGTGGCGTGGAACCGCCGGCTCATTGCCAACCAGATCACGCAGGGCGTGCTGCTCGGCGAGTCGATACCAAAGATAGCCAAGCGCATGCAGGACGTGACGGGGGCGAACCGCGCGGCTGCGGTGCGCTTGGCGCGCACCTCGACGACGGCGGCGGAGAACGCCGGGCGCGTCGACAGCTACAAGAGGGCCAAGGGGCTTGGTATCAAGGTGCAGCAGGAATGGATGGCGACGCTCGACCTGCGTACGCGCTCGAGCCACAGGCAGCTCGATGGCGAGAAGGTGGAGGTCGGGGAGAAGTTCAGCAACGGGTGCCGCTACCCGGGCGACCCCGAGGCGCCGTACGCCGAGACGGCGAACTGCCGCTGCACGCTGGTGGCGTGCTGTGACGGACTCGACGTGCTCGACGGCGAGCGGTTCAGCCGCCTGCCCGAGGGCATGACCTACGAGGAATGGAAGGCTGGCAAGCCCGCCGTCAACGGCACCAAGCCCGCGAACCGCACGATCTCGGAGTTCATGGACATGCCCGGCACGGCCCGCAAGCTCGATGCTGCCGGTGTGTCGCCGACCGAGGCGAGAAAGAGGCTCACGGAGCAGCTCAAGGAGTACGGCATACCGTCCGGCTCGTTCCGCAAGATGAGCGCCGACGACCAGCAGAAGGTGTTGGACGCGGCGCTGGCCCGAATTCAGCGCATCGCAGGCAAGCCCGATATGTCTGCTTCCGTCTACTCGTGCCTCAATGGGGATCAAAGGGATGCGGTGAAAGGCATTCTCAAGCGTTCGGACAAGGCTGCCCGTAGCGTTTACCTGAAGCATGAGCGGGATTTCGTTTTGCTGAACGGCAGATGGGGCGGAACCGCCCACTACAGCCCAACGGACGGTGGCGTGAGGCTCAACCTTGAAATAGTGTTTTCGAAAGATGGATTGAGACACCAAGGAACGACCTGGTTCCACGAGTTCGGGCATATGATCGACGGCCTGCACGCGGACATCTCGAGGACGTACGGCGGCGGCGTGTTCGCCAAGACCATAAAGAGCGAGGTCGAAGCCTACATTGACGCAAGGCACAAGGAGATGCGCGATGGGCTCAAACGGGCAGTCAAGTCAAAGGACATCGGATGGCTCGAGTCGAACGGCTACCTCATGGAATGGCATGCCGACTACCTAAGGAGACATCCTGACAAGGTGGCCGAGGCGCTCTCGGGCCTCAAGCACACGAAGGCTGTCACGTATAGCTCCGTCGCCTCCGAGATAAGGGAGATGAGCCACGCCGAAAAGGCCGACCTTTCCGACCTTTTCGGCGGGGCAACGCTGAACAAGTGTAACGATGGATGGGGCCACAGCAAGAGTTATTGGCGGCCGAAGGGAGCGTCCGAGGACTACCAGCTGGCAAGGCTTGCGCAAGAGGGCTTCGCCGAGTTCTTCAGCGCAAGCACCGCGAACCCGGAATCTCTCGCCGTCCTGCGAAAATACCTACCAGAATCGAGTAAAATATTCGAAGAGATGCTTGAGGAGCTGATTTGATGGAAAGCCAGGTTAAGCAGGAGAAGCTTGCAAAAGCCCGTATCGAGAAGGCCGAACCCGTCTTTATTGAGATGTTCGGCTATGAGCCTATGTTCTACGGGCACGTTTGCGAATATGCCGACCTTCTGGAAGAGTCCATCTCGTCCGGTGAGCCTAAGCTTATGGAGCATGACTCTAGCATCTTCCTTTAGCCCATCAATCGGCCAATCGGTCTAACCGCTTGCCTAGTTCAGCCCCGCCCCGGCGGGGCCTTTTCATGCCGCGTGACCGTGCCGCGACACTGCCTGCAGAGAGATTGGGGCAGGCATGAAAGAGCTATTCACTTGCGCGAACTGCGGCGACTGCGCTGTAAAGCTGGGCTTCGGCTTCACGTTCCCGGATACCTACATCTGCACGCAGCGCGGCGACGAGGTTGAGCCCGACGACGGCTGCACGCTCGGGTGCGAGGGCGTGCCGGTGCAGGCCATCGAGGCCATCGAGGCGGACGTCAACGGCCGCGTGGGCTACGGGTGCGAGGTGCTCGACTGATGGCTTACGGGCTCGTCGGCGGCGTCGGCGACCACGGCACCCTCATCACCGAGGAGATCGTAAACGCTGCGAAGCTGGATACCGCCGAGTGCATCGAGATACGGCAGAACAACATCGAGCAGGTCGAGAAGGCCCTTCTGCGCGCCTATAAGACGGGCCTAGAGGAGATAGGCCTCGTCGCGGAGGGCTACGCCAAGGCGACGTGCCCGGTCGACACGGGCAGGTTGCGCAACTCCGTCACGCACCTCCTCAAAGGCTACGACTGCTTCATCGGGACCAACGTCAAGTACGCGCCATACGTCGAGGAGGGGACCTTCCGCATGAAGGGCAAGCACTTCCTGCGCAAGGCGGCAACGGGCCACGGAGACACGTACCGGGCGATTCTCGAGAAGCACCTGAGGGGTGGCGCGTAGGGCCGCGTTACTCCGCTTGGATACTCACCCTTGCCGCGAGGTATTGCGGTGCGGGCCCTGCCGAGGCAATAGGCTGGGACCCGCCCATTCCGAAGCAAGGGAGATTCTGTTGGCACTCACGCGAAAGATGCTCAAGGCAATGGGCATCGAGGACGAGAAGATCGACCAGATCATCGAGGAGCACGCCGAGAGCGTGGACGCGCTCAAGGCGCAGCGCGACGAGCTCAAGGAGGCCGCGGGCAAGGCGGACGGCTACAAGAAGGAGCTGGACGCGCTCAAGGCCAAGGGCGAGGGCGCGGGCGAGTACGAGGAAAAGTACAAGGCTGCCGTCAAGAACCTAGAGGACTACAAGGCCAAGGTCGAGGGCGAGAAAGCCGCAGCCGAGAAGCGCAGCCTGTACCGAGAGCTGCTCAAGTCGGCGGGCGTCGACCCCAAGCGCATCGAGACCGTTCTTAAGGTCTCCGACCTCGAGAACGTGACCGTCAAGGACGGCGCTATCGAGGGTGCGGACAAGCTCACCGAGGGCATCAAGGCCGACTGGGCCGACTTCATCGCAACCACAACCGTCAAGGGCGCCGACGTGGCCCACGCCCCCAAGGGCGAGGGCGGCAAGGACATCAACGAAATGAGCACCGCCGAGTACATGAAGTACAAGGCGGAGCAGAGAGGCTAAGGGGTTTCTATGTCGAACATCATCCTTACACCCAACATCATCGCCAACGAGGCGCTGGACGTTCTGCGCACCAACGCCGTCATGGCCAACCTCGTCCACCGCGACTACTCCTCCGAGTTCGTCGCCGGCGTGGGCGACACCATCACCGTCCGCAAGCCCGCCACCTTCGAGGCCAAGGAGTTTACTACCGAGGTCGAGGTGCAGAACGCCACGGAGGACAAGGTTTCCGTCAAGATGGACAAGCTGCTCGACGTGACGTTCGCCGTCACGTCCAAGGAGCTGACGATGGACATCGTCGACTTCTCCGCGCAGTTCCTCGTCCCCGCCATGCAGGCCTTCGCCGACAAGATCGACGGCTACCTGCTCGCGCTCGAGAAGGACGTCACGAACCGCGTCGACCACACCAAGGGCGCCATCGCCGTGGCGGACATCATCGCCGCCCGCAAGTTCCTCGTGGACGCCAAGGCTCCCTCCACGGAGCGCCGCTTCGTCTACGGCTCCCAGGCCGAGGCCGACCTGCTCAACACCGAGGCGTTTACCAATGCCTCCGCCGTCGGCGACAACGGCACCGCCCTCAAGGAGGCATCGCTTGGCCGCAAGTATGGCCTCGACTTCTACTGCGACCAGAACGTTCAGAAGACGACCGACGAGACGGCGAGATACACGCCGTCCATCGCGTTCCACAAGAACGCCTTCGCGCTCGTGACCCGCCAGCTCGAGATGCCGCTTGGCGCGCCCAAGGCCTTCTCCACCTCCTACGACGGCTTCGGCCTGCGCGTAGTCCAGGGCTACGACCAGAAGACCAAGACCGACACCGTCTCCATCGACATGCTCTGCGGCGTCAAGACCCTCAGCCCCGAGCTCGCTGCCGTCATCACCGATAAGCGATAGGCGCAGAGATGCTCGAGCAGGTGCTTCTGTCGCTGCGCAACTGGTTTGTCGCCGACAAGCGCACGGGGCGCGTCCGTATCGAGGACGGCCGCCTCGTGCCGCCCGCGGCCCTCGGCCTCAAGGAGGGCCAGTACGTCCGCATCACGGGCTCGACCTTTAACGACGGGCTGCACGCGTGGCCCTACAACGGGCTCACGGACGAGGAGTTCGTCGGCACCGTCTGGGCGCTCGCCATCCCGCAGGCCGTGGTCGACCTCGCTGACGAGATCGCAGCGTGGCAGGCCGAGCACGCCAAGGAGCTGGACAGCCCCTACGCGAGCGAGAGCTTTGGCGGCTACAGCTACACGCGCGTCGGCGGCGACGGCTCGCCAATCACGTGGCGACAGCAGTTCAAGGCGCGTCTCGACCCTTGGAGAAAGCTGTGAGCCGCCTGTACGAGCGCATGGCGGTGGCGTGCGCGAGGCTCGTCGCAAAGACCGAGCCTGACGGCGAGGGCGGCTTCAAGACCGTCCTCGCCGTCGGCGACGGCTTCACGGCGGCGATCGTGCGCGACAGCTCGACGGCATCGCGCATCGCGGAGCACGACGGCGTGAGGAACGTCTACACCGTGACCACCGACGAGCCGCTGCGGTACGGCGACCTCTTCCAGCGTGCGTTCGACGGGCAGGTATTCCGCTGCACGTCGAACGCGGACGACGGCGCCGCGCCGTGCTGCGCGTCGTTCAGCTTCGGCCAGTGCAGCGCGGAGGAGTGGGAGGTGCCGGATGGCGACTAAGGCGGCAGTGCTGCAGGCGTGGCTCGAGGGCTTCGGGCTGCCCGTGTACCGCGACTCGGCGGTGCCGGGCGAGGCGAAGATGCCCTACATCACCTACGACCTGCCGACCGCGTCGTTCGGCACGCAGTGCAACTCCGATGTGAACCTCTGGTACCGGACCTCGTCCGAGGCCGCGCCCAACGCCAAGGCCGAGGAGGTCGCCCGGGCGCTGGGGCTGTCGGGCGTGCTGCTGCCGTGCGACGGCGGCGGCATGTGGGTGATGCAGGGCGATCCGTTCTGCAACGCCATGGCCGACGAGGACAACGCCGTGAAGCGCCGAATCATCAACCTGACCATTGAGTACATGACCAGCTACTAGGAGGTCATATGTCTAAGTTCACGCGCATCCCCGAGAACACGTTCAAGGAGATCGTCATCAACGCGGGCCTGCTCGCCACGAATTTCAACCCCAAGACCGCCGAGGTCGCGGAGTCCGAGCTGATGGGCGCGACGAGCGGCGGAACCAGCTTCGCCGCCACGCCCAGCTTCATCGACTACGGCGAGGACATCGACAACTGCCCCGCCAACACGATGGAGCTAAAGCGCATCGACAGCATCGAGGCCAAGCTGAGCGGCACGTTCGTGACGCTGAACACCGCGCTCGGCAAGAAGCTCGCGGCCGCAGCCGACGAGACCGAGGGCAAGATCGTCCCGCGCTCCGCGCTCTCGGAGGAGGACTTCGCCGACATCTGGCTCATCGGCGATTACTCGGGCGAGAACGGCAACGGCTATATCGCCATCCGCCTCATCAACGCGCTCAACACGGGCGGTCTGCAAATCACGACGCAGAACAAGGCCAAGGGCCAGTTCGCGTTCGAGTTCACGGGCCACTACTCAATCAAGAACCCCGAGATCGTGCCCTACGAGCTGTATATCAAACAGGAGATTGGAGTCTAACAATGAAGCTGGAGAACCTTAACGCCGACGAGTTCCAGAACGCCATGTGCCTGCTGGCGGACGTTGCCGAGGACGTCATGAACGGCGAACTCGGCGCGAAGGCCAAGGCCGCCTACGCCAAGTTCCGCTCCGACTCCGCCAAGGTCAAGGCCAAGGCGACCGCCAAGGCCAAGGGCGACCCCGAGGCCGCGAAGGCAGCCGCAACCGCCGAGGTCAACGGCCTCGCCGTGGACATGGTGGTGGGGCTTCTGCCCGACGTGCTGCGCCAGGGTGGCGAGATCAGCTACAAGCTGCTCGCCGCACTCGACGGCCAGACGCTCGAGGAGTACAAGGCCGACTTCACCGTCAAGAAGTGGGTGAACGACATCAAGGATGCCATCGACGGTATCGACGGCATCAAGGACGTCCTGGCTCCTTTTTTTGGATAGCCGCCGAGGACCCATCTCACATATGGCTCTGTCTGGGCGAGTACGTCGGGCCACGGCGTGCTCGCCCTTTCTCTAGGTACATGGTCGCGCGGTGGCGCGAGCGGGACGAGCGGGAGGCGTTCCGCGTGTACCTGAGCGAGTCGGTGCGCCTCATGGCGCAGGGGAAGTGGCTCAAGGAACCCTTCCTGAGCATCGTCAACGGCGGTGCGGGCGATGGGTCCGAGGCGGAGGACACGCGCGGCGGCGACGAGATCGCCGCAGACATCATCGAGCGGATGGGATTGAAGGTGGTCTAGGTGAACCTTCTCGACCTGATGATTAAGGTCGGCCTCAAGGACGAGGCCAGTGGCAAGGTCGAGGGCGTGGCCTCGAAGGTCGTGGGCACGCTCGGCAAGGCCGGCGCGACCGCCGCCAAGGCGATAGGCGTTGGCGTCGCCGCCGTGGGGGCGGGCGTCACCGCCATCACGGGCATGAGCATGAGCGCATACGCCGCATACGAGCAGAACGTCGGCGGCATCCAGAAGATTTTCGGCAACATGGGCAAGTCGCTCGACGAGTACGCCGCGCTTACGGGACAGACCGTCGAGCAGTGCTCCGGTAAGTGGGAGCAGCTCGAGCAGGCCCAGACGACGGTGCTGGCAAACGCCGACCGCGCCTACATAACGGCCGGCCTGAGCGCCAACCGGTACATGGAGCAGGTCACAGGCTTCTCGGCCTCGCTTGTCAACTCGCTCGGGGGCGACACGGTCAAGGCGGCCGAGTACGCCAACACGGCCATAGTCGACATGAGCGACAACGCAAACACCTTCGGCACGGCGATGGAGGACCTCCAGAACGCGTACCAAGGATTTGCCAAGCAGAACTACACGATGCTCGACAACCTCAAGCTGGGGTATGGCGGAACCAAGGAGGAGATGCAGCGCCTCGTCAAGGACGCGCACGCCGTCAACTCCGCCGTGGACGAGTCGAGTCTCTCATTCGACAATATCGTGCTCGCTATCCATACGATGCAGGAGCAGATGCAGATCGCCGGTACGACCTCGCGCGAGGCCGCGACGACCATCGAGGGCTCCTGCAACATGGCGAAGGCCGCCTGGGAGAACTGGATAACGGAGCTGGGCAAGGACGACGCCGACATTGGCAAGCTCACCGAGGAGCTGGTACAGACGGTCGAGACGGCGGCCTCGAACGTCATCCCGCGCGTGGCGACCATCGCCGGCACTGCGCTGTCGCAGCTGCCGAGCCTTGTCACGTCGGTCGGGCCCGTGCTCGGTCAGGCGTTCGTCAGCATCTTCACGCAGGCACTCGACAGCGCGGCGGCAGCCGTGCCCGGACCCATGGGCGACATCCTCTCCGCCGTGTCGGACGGCGTGGACGAGATCGGCGAGCGCTTCAAGGGCCTTGGCGAGATCTGGTCGGCTGGTGACAACCCGCTCGAGTCTCTGCACCTCGCCATGGTCTACGGCCTGACGCTACTCGAGGGCGACCTTTCCACGCTGCAGGAGAACATCACCTCATCGCTGCCCGGCATCGCCGAGGGCTTCGCCGAGGTGGGCGGCGAGGTCGTTCCCAGGCTCGCCGAGGGAATCGAGATGGGGCTGTCGTTCCTCTCCGAGACGGCGGCGTCGCTCATGACGTCGCTCGGCGAGTACCTGTCCGAGAACCTTCCCTCCATCATGGAGAGCGGCCTGCAGATTCTCACCGGCCTCTCAGAGTCCATAGCCGAGAACGCAGGCGTTCTTGCCGAGGGCGCGGCGAACCTCATCGTCGGCTTGGCGCAGGGCATAGCTGACAGCCTGCCGACCATCATCGAGCAGGCACCGGTCATCGTGCAGAACCTCGCCAGCGCGATCAACGAAAACGCGCCGACACTGCTCGGTGCCGGCATCCAGGCAATCGTGACGCTGGCGCTCGGTATCGTGCAGGCGATACCGACGCTCATCGCCAACATCCCGGCCATCTTCTCGTCCTTCGTCTCGGCGTGGTCGGCGCTCGACTGGTTGAGTATCGGCGGGAACGCCATCACGTTCCTGGGCAACGGAATCGCGAACATGGCCGGCTTCGTGCGCTCGTGCGGCACCAACATTGTGTCCGCCATCCGCGGCGCGATCCAGAACCTGCCGTCCACCTTGGCGAGAATCGGCCGCAACGGAATCAGCGGCCTGGGCTCCGCCATCCGCGGCGCGGTCAGCTTCGTGACCTCGGCGGCCTCGAGCATCGGCAGCTCCATCATGGACGCCCTGTCCTCCTTCCCGAGCCGCGTGGCATCCATCGGCTCGCAAATCGTGCAGGGAATCGCAAACGGAATCAGCGGCGCGGCGGGCGTGGTCGTGAGCAAGATTACCGGCGTGGTTGGCGGCGCCATCGACGCGGCCAAGAACCTGCTCGGCATCCACTCGCCCTCGCGCGTGTTCCGCAAGATTTTCGGCTACGTCATGGAGGGCGCGGCCCTCGGCATCGACGACACTGCGGACGAGCCGGTGAAGTCCATGAGGTCGGCGGTGCGCAACGTCGAGAAGGCCGCCGTGTTCGGTGCGAGCGTTACCGGCGGCGGAGCATACGGTGCGACCGCCAACGGAGCCGCGGGCTTCGCGGGCGGCGGCAACGTTTACAACCTCTACCTCGACGGCGACCTGCTGGGCGTCGACGGGCGCGTGGCATCCGCCTTCAGGAGCTTCGTCGCGGCGGTGGAGCAGAGCATGGCGATGGGGGTCGCGTAGGATGGCGCAGGGAAACTGGGTTCAAGGCGGAAGCGGCTATCGCAAGTACTGCTGGTGCGCGTACGTGGACGTTGCTGAGGTCGAGCGCACGGACACCACCGTGACATACCGCGTCACGCACGGCTATGGCACGCGCTACGCCATCGACTGCTACGCAAACGGCAGCTCGTCGGCGGGCGGCTCGTGGAACGGCTCGGTATACTCGACGAACAACTCCGGCTGGGTATGGGTGCAGTGCACGTCGCGCGGCGTCGTGCTCGCGCGCGGCAACGGCAAGGCCTACGACCACACCTTCACGGGCCAGATTAACGTCACGGGCGGCTTCGGTAACGGAACGTCCAACGCCTCCAATACCGTCACGGTCCCGTGCCGCGCCTACAGCACGCCTCACCCGCCGAAGAACATCAGGGCGGAGCGCCTGAGCGACACCAGCGCGAAGGTCAGCTGGGACACCGATTACACGGACAGGGCCGGCGCCTACCCTTGGGATACCGTGACCGTCGGCGTGGCGAAGAACGGCCCGGGGAAGTTCACCGACGTTGGCACCGTCAGTTTGGATACCACGAGCCACACCTACAACGGCCTCGAGCCGGGCTGCATGTACATCTTCTCGGCCAAGGCGACGGGCCCCGGCGGCACGTCGGACTACGGCGTGAGCGCGCCGGCGATCTACACCACGCCGACGGCGCTCGGCATGCTCGAGGCAGTCAAGGCGGAGGCGGCGAAGGTCGTGCTCAAGGGGCACGACGCGCCGGCCTTCGTCGACAGCTGGGAATTCCAGCTCACGACCGACGGTGGAAAGACGTGGGTCGATGCGGACGTGAACGCCTCATGGGAGGACGAGGGGGCACCGGCGGGTACGGTGCGCTACCGCGCCCGCGCGGTCAAGAGCGGCCTCAAGGGACCGTGGACCGAGTCAAACGAGGTCACGACAATATGCCCGCCGCTCGCACCGTCCATCAGGGGCGTCAGGACGGCTTACGCCACAGGTTCGACCGCGACGCTCGAATGGGTGCCCAACCATCCGGACGGCTCGGCGCAGACCTCAGCCGAGGTGCAGGTCACGACGCCGACGGGTCCCACCACCACGACGGTCGATGGCCAGGGTACGAGCCTGAAGCTGCCGACCGGCACCAAGGGCCTCTACTCCGTGCGCGTGCGCACCAAGGGCCTCGACGAAGACTGGGGCGCATGGTCGAGCGCGGCGGCATATACCGTGGCGGACGCGCCCCAGGCATTCTTCACCGAACCGGCTGCGGACGGGGCAACCTTGCGCGCGGTGCCGCATACCTTCACGTGGAAGGTAGCCGACGAGACGGGCGTCAGCCGACAGTACCTGTCTTTATGCGACATCAGGGGCAACCTTCTGTGGAGCGGGGCTGTGGACAAGGACGCGCGTTCCTTCCGCCTGGGCTACGCGCAACACGCGTTCGTCAACTTCACGTCGTACAGGGTCATGCTCACGGTCACGGCCGGATCGTCGCTATCGGTCACCGTCTCGAGAACTTTCCGGACCGACTGGGCACCGCCAGCCAAACCGTCGCTAAACATCTTCGTCGACGAGAGGCTGGGATGCCAGCTGTCGGTATTCCCAGGCAAGGCCGACAGCGACGACACGCCCGAGACGTCCCACTTCACCGTGTCGCGCGTCCTGCCCGACGGCTCGACCCTGCAGCTCGGCTCTCACCTTGCGGCGGGCGATGGCGCGAGCGACCCGCTGCCTCCGCTCAACAGCGAGTTCGAGTACGTCGCGGTCGCCTACACCGCGACGGGCGTGAGCACGGCGACGAGGGTCAAGACGACCGTGGCGAGCCGCGCGGTGGCTCTCAACTGGGGGGCCGGCGCTGAGAGGACGTGGCTCGGGCGCTATCTCAAGAAGGGCTCGAGCCGCAAGGTGACGCACGGGTACAAGATGCTGCACTTTGCCGACGGCGGGGAAGGGTTGCCCGTCTCGTACGGCATCAACGAACGGGACGTCAAGGACAGCATGGACTTCCTGCTGCTCGACGAGGAGGACTACAAGTCATTCCTCGAGGTCATGAACACCGCGGGACGCTTTTGGGTGCGCGATCTCTACGGCGAACGGTTCCGCGCCCGCCTGAGTTGCAGCGTGAAGCGTTCCGACGGCGCGTGGGTGGCTTCGTGCGACCCGACGTGGGAGACGTGGGAGGAGCCCGCTAATGGCTGATAGCTGGACGAGGCCGTTCGACGCCTCCTACGACTTCGTGCGCGTCTCGCGCGATACGGGGCTCGAAGTCGACTTCGTGCGCGACATCGAGAACGGCGGCTCCATCGAGCGCAACGCAAACACGGCGCTCTATGAGACTGCATCCCTGGACTTCGCCGACAAGTTCGACGTCGGCAACGACTTTCTGCGCGTGTACCTCAACGCCTCCTTCTCGGACGGCAGCGAGAGGCGCGAGTGCCTCGGCACGTTCATGCCCGTGGTAGACTCGGTGGACATCGACGGCGCCTACCGCGAGGGACAGATCAATGCCTACGGCCTCCTGAAGCGGCTCAAAGACGACGACTTCGACGGGCCGTACGTGATCGTTGCGGGCAGCAATCTGGTTGATGAGGCCGTCAAGATAGCCGAATCGGTCGGCCTCACCGTCTACGCCGACCCTAGCAGCCTCCTTCTGGGCAGCACCTTGGTTTTCGGCGTGGGCAGGGACAACGACGCTAAGAACAAGCTGGACGCGGTGGGCCTGCTCCTCAAGGCGGCCGGGTTCCGCTCGCCAGCGACCGACCGAATGGGCAACGTGATCTACAGGCGCTACGTCGAGCCTGCCGACATGCCCATCTCGGCGGAGTTCACCGAGGGCAGGGACGCGCGCTTCATGTCGGACATGACCGAATCGACCAACCGCGCCGAGGTCTGCAACGTCGTGCACGTGGACTTCAGCACGCAGGACGCATCGGTGCGCGGCACGGCGGTAGACGACTCGCCCGACTCCGACCTGTCGACCGTCTCGGTCGGGCGCCGCATCGTCAAGAGCTACAGCTACGACAGCCTGCCAGGTGTGGACACCGAGGATACCAACCTTATCGAGGGCGCCGCCAACGCCCTCATCGGCATCGGAAAAAAGTCTGAGAAGAACTTCCGCAAGAGCGACTCACACGGCAGCATCCAGACCGTCTACGTCCCCGACTCGCCGCAGACGGGCGTGCTCTTCGGCATCAAGGTCGTCTCGACTGGCGGGCGTGTCGGCTTCTGCCAGGACGAGGGGCCGAGCGTCAAGAAGGACACGGACTACACGCAGAGCGTGTGGGTCAAGGGCACCAAGGGCGCGACGGGCATCATACAGTCCTTCTGTGACCAGGAGAGGGCGCTTGGCCCGGTGACCGAGGGCTTCACTCTGACTGGCGAGTGGCAGAAGGTCAGCTACACCTATCACGCCACGGAGAACCACAGCAAGGTCAGCTGGGGCTACTGCTACATCGACGGCGGCGAGGCAACCTTCGTCGCCGACAAGGTCGAGGAGGGTACCACAGCCACGCCTTGGCCCCAGGACGCCATGCAGTCGGCTGCGGACCGCAAGGCGGCGGAGCTTCTCGCCACCGAGCGCTCAGTGACGCGCACGGACGAGTTCAGGAGCGTGTATAAGCCCGTCGAGCCGTGCATGGCGGTGGCGATGAACTACAGGACCGGCGGGGTGGTCGGCAAGCTGGCAATCCAGAAGCAGACGCTGACGCTCGACGCCGGCTGCGTCATAAAGCACACGGCGAGGAGGTACGAGCGATGAGCGATTCGGCGGTCGAGATCAAGGGTGCGGCGGCGCGGCTGGCGGCGGCGTTTCCGTCGGGCGGCAAGCGGCTGACGATGGAGTTCGGCACGGTCGTTGGCGTCCATGGCACGGCGCTGGACGTGATGCTTCGCGGTGCGGTCGTGACGGTCCCGATGGTGCGATCCTGCACGGGGTGCGTCATCACCGACCGCGCCGTGATTCTGTCGCAGGGCCCGCTGGCCGTGTGCGTCGGCACGATGGCGGCGGTGTAGACCGGCGTTACGGGGGCCCGAACCTGCAATGTGGCGGGGAATGGGCCCCACCACACTGCAGAACGGAAGGGAGGCCGGATGGAGGCGCTCAAGCTCTTCGCGCCGTACGGACCAGGCTGGCTTGGCGGCGCGGCGCTGGTGCTGATCGCCTTCTATTTTGGGCGGCAATTTCTGGACGAATACAAGGTCCAGAACAAGCGCAAGGCGAACATCGACCTCAAGCGCGAGGAGCGAAAGCAGGCCGAAGTGGACGAGCGGGCGCAGCGAGATCGGGAGCGCTCGCAGATGGAAGGGCGAATCGCCGCGCAGATGGAGCGAAGCAACAATCTCATGGAGGCGATGAAGACCCTCATGGAGTCGGTCGTCGCGTCGAATGACGTGCTGCACGCCGACCTGGTCAACAGCCAGACGCGTAGCCAGGGCATGGCTCAAAAGGTCGACCACATCTGCGACCGAGTCGACCTGATCTACAGCAAGGAATCCGACAGATAGGAGGAATCATGACTACCGAAGACATTATCCGCAAGGTGACGAGCCGAAAGTTCTGGCTGTGCACGGCCGCATTCTTGGGCTCCGTCGCTACCAGCGTGGCCGGCATCGCCACGGACAACCAGACCGTCGCCGCCATCGGCACGGTGTGCGGGGTCGCGAGTGCGGCCATCTATGCCGCGGCCGAGCAAGCCGTGGACGCCGCGCGACTCAAGGCGGGAGGCAAGCATGACGGAGACTAGTGCCGAGCCCAAGCGCAAGCTGCCGCTCCGTAGCGTCCTCGCCGTCGTCCTCGCCCTCGTGGCCGCCCTTGCCGCCCCGTGCGGCGCGGAGGCATATCAGAGCGTCGACAAGTACGTGAGCGGTGGCCACGGCTACCTCAATGCGTCCTACCTCGTCATCCATGAGACGGCGAACCCCGGCGCATCTGCCTACAACCACACGTTGCTTTGGTCGCGTGATGACACCTATGCCGTGCATCACGTCATGGAGCTCGACGGCTCCACGGTCTACAACACGGTCGCGGAGAACCGCATCTGCTGGCACGTGGGCAACGGCAATGGCTATACAATCGGCATCGAGTTAGCCCATGCCACCAATGCAGCCGACTTCTCAAAGCAGTGGGGCGAGGCGGTCAAGTGGGCTGGCGACGAGCTGCGTGCCCACGGTTGGGACACGTCACGACTCTTGAGCCACTACGAGGCCGCTCAGCGCTGGGGCGGCAGCGATCATACCGACCCCAATGGCTACTTTGCCCAGTACGGCAAGAGCTGGTGGGAGTTCAAGCAGGCGGTCGCGTCTTATTTGGGCAGCGGCTACATAGCACCTATCGCGCCGACCAACGGCAACGGCGGGACCTATGAGGGGGGCGGTTACAGCTCACCGGCGGCCAGCTTCCCGAAATCGACTGGCGCCTGCGTGAATGTCCACTATGCGCTGCACAACCGCGGCGGCGGCTGGAACTCCGAGGTGACGAACTTCGACGACTCCAGCGAGAACGGCTTCGCGGGTATGCCTTACGGCTCCCATGACATGTTGATTGCATGGGCCGATACCGGCACCCTACGCTATCGCGTCCACACCCGCGAATCCGGATGGCTCGACTGGGTGCAGGCCGCATCCTACGGCGACAGCGTGAACGGGATGGCGGGTGTCTGGGGCCAGACTATCGATGGTGTCCAGATGTACTACGTAACGCCTGGCGGTGACTACCGTCAGGTCTACTATCGCTCTCAGGATGTCGATCATGCCGGATGGTGGGGCGAGGTCTGCGACGACGGAACCACGTATGGCGGAGACGATTACGCCGGCTATTACAGCCACGCGCTCGACCGCCTGCAGGTCTACATCTCCGACGGGACTCGCCGATGATCGCGCTGACGTTCGTGCTCGGCTCGCTTTTCGGCGGTACCGTGGCGACAATCGGGCTCTGCATCGTGAGCATCAACCGACGCTAGCGACAGCGGGCGATAACAGCAAAAGGGGCCGTGGCGACGAACCGCCACGGCCCCTTTCTCGTATCCCTCGAATATCCTAAGTTGCCGCCAAACCCTAGGTATGGTCAGCGTGTTGCGGTACCGTCAGCGTGTTTTACCTGATGGTCAGCATCAATAGCGAGCTGCGGCAAACTGTCTCAGTACTGGCGGCAGATGTCGGCGGAGGCGAGGACGGTGCCGCTACGCTCCCAGCGCAGCACCTCCTCGGTGCGCACGCCCAGCGACTCGCCTGAGCGGCAGGAGCCGAAGCACGCGAGGATGAACGCGGGCTCCAGGGGGTTGCCGCGCAGTGCGTCGAGGACGCCCAGGGCATCGTCGAGGGTGTAGACGCGCTTTGAGCGCTCGCGGGTCTTGCGGGTGGGCATGGTGTACCTGACGCTGGCGGCGAACGGGTCGAGCGGCAGGCGGATGAAGGTCGAGACGCAGGCGTAGACCTTGCGCAGGGTGAGCAGGGCGGTGTCGGCGGTGGCGGCGGGCAGCGTCAGCAGCCAGTCCTGCAGCTCGACGGCGCGCAGCTGGTCGACGGGCATTGCGCCCCAGCGGGGTCCGACGTAGTTCTTCCACGAGCGCAGCACGAGGTTGCGGGTGTTGGGGGCGAGGGTCCCTGCCTCGACCTGTGCGGCCATCTTGGGGACGAACCACGTCTCGTAGGCCTTGGCTATGGTGGGCACGGGGGCGTCGTCGGCGTGCTCGACGTGGATGCGGTCGAGTTCCGCGCACGCCTCGCGGTAGGTGCCGTACACGGTCTTGGTTTTGCGCCTGCGGCCCTGCGGCGTGTTCTGCATCCAGCGCAGGACGTACTTCTTGCCGCGCCTCATCTCGGTCACGGAGCCCCAGACGCGGCGGCGCTGCTTCTTTGTCATATAATCAGATCCGTTCAGATCGCGGGCTTATTCTCCGTTTCGCCCGGTTCTGACTCCGGCCCCGTCTCACGTTCCAAAGTGCAGGGGCCGTCTCCTTAGTCTCGGGGTCGCGGCATCAGCCTACGGTCCCGAGATTTTTTGCTTTCATGGCATCACCTCCCTAGATGTAGACGCATGGGGTCTCACCCTTGCCGGCCCCCAATCTCCATAACGTGTTCGGTTTACATTTCGCCGCGATGGGGCGATAATCGGGATAGCTCATCCACCGTGTGTGTGTGAAGGAGTCCTCTGGAGGCGCCCAAACAGCGCCTCCTGCTTTTTCGGCGTGGTTTCTCGCCATCTCGCGCTCAATCATCTTCCTGCTGTGGTCGTTGTCGACGTAATACGCGGTTATCAGCAGGCAGTAGTGCTCTCTCGGCTCGAATACGACAATGTAGCTCTCTTCCTCAAGGTAAAACTTAATCCGTTCCCTTATCTGGGTGCCATTGCGGCTCTTCCTTGCGCGATGCTCCGCCTTCCAGGCTATAACGCCTCCGCAGTCGGGACTGTTGGGGCACCTCTCAGCATTCTCGATGAACGCCTTCGGCCATCTGATGCGCCTGTACCTTTCGAGATCTGGCACACGGTCCTCTGGCAGACCCGATTTATGATCGTAGTCCCTGCAGGTAAGGTGCCAAAAGGCTTCGGCCCGTCCCTCCAGCATGGGCTGGTACCGTATCTTTACCGGTTTCCCGTGGTAGACGGGCCTGCCCTCGATGAAATCACGCCTGAACACGCTGTAGACAAGAGCGTCGTATTCGCTCCAGGGACGCGAGCTGTCCCTTTCGACTAGGGGCGGTATCCAACAGCAGTTCATGATGTGATTCCCCCGGCCTGCCAGACCAGCAGGTTCATCTTCTTTTCGCTGAGGAGCGAGGTCTTGACGAGAGAGAGGCCCGACCTCTGGATAATTCTATTGATGAGCCTGATCTTCGTGACGCTATCCGATGGCGTGATGGCGTCATGGTTGTGGCGATACGCGATGGCGCCGGTAAGGATGTCAACGAGTTGCATCAACTGAACCTCGTCGGAGCGTATGGGCTGCACCCTCCTCACGATCTCATGGTTGAAATCGTACGCATCGTTCGCGAACACGTTCTCGAGCTTCTGGGCGTTTCGCCCGGAATGGGTGTCCTTTATGTCGATATAGACGTAATACCGCGCGTCGCGGGAGAAGATCGTCTTCAGCATCGTGAAGTACATCTTGTAGTACCAGAGGTCATGGTCCTGGTTGAAGCGGGCGTGGTCCAGCTTTGATTTATCGGGAACTACAAGGCCCCTGAAGTGCAGGTCGTCGTCATCGAAGAAATAGTCGATGATGTCGACATAGAGGTCGTAGTTGCATGGCGACACCTTCGTCCACTTGACCTCGGCACCCATCTCGATGCCATGCCTCGCCTTTATCTCCACGAGGCGCTTGCTTATCTCCCTGACTTTCGATTTGGGGCACCATACCGCCCCGAGCGACATCGCCTTGAAGCGATCGTGCTCGAGATGGCAGCTCTCGTCGCAGTAGACATTAAACTCCTCGCCGCCGAAGGCAGCGCCGTTTCCCGATTCGTAATATGCCCGCACGCCATCCAAAGCTAATGGCCTCATGCGTCCCACCTCTTTTCCGTTCCTACTACCTCTCGTCCCGCTCACCCATGTACCAGACCACGCGGCCCTTGCAGACCACGGGCGCATCGTCCGGGCCGGCGAGGATGTCGTCGTACTCGCCGCTGTGGCTGTCCGCCGTGAGCATGACCGTGGAGCGGCCCCGGGTGTAGTTGCGCACCACGGCGCCGTAGTCGGACGTCTCGGCGAGCACCGGCTGGCCGTTGACCGGCTCCATGTCGGGGTCGACCAGCAGCAGGGCGTCGTGGGGGAACCGGTTGTCCATGCACCCTCCCTGGGCGTGGACCATGAAGCCGCGCGGGTGCGCGTCGGCGATGGAAGCGGGGACCTCGACCTCGTCGGCGATGTTCTCCTCGTCGCACGGCTCGCCCATGTGGGCGAAGCCCAGCAGGGGGACCATGCGCGAGGTGCCGCTGATCGCGGCCTCGGCGGCGTCCTCTCCCATGAGGTCGGCTACCGTGGTGTCGAACAGAACTGCAAGTTCCTTCATTTTGTCGAGGCGCGCCTTTGATCTGCCGCTTTCCCAGGCACCTACAGCCCTGTTTGTTATTCCGAGCTTGTCGGCAAGTTCTGCCTGAGTAAGGCCTGAATCTAAGCGTATCCGCTTCAATCTGGTAGAGAACTCCATAACCATCTACCTCCTTAGTTTTCCATGCTACAGAAAAATAATTTACCAAACTAGAAAAAAGTAATTGCCATGCTATGGAAAATAAAGTATTATTAGGTCAACGAAAGGGAGGAGGTCAGATGAAAGAGCTCAAGGCAATCCGAGAGAGCCGACAGAAGCCGTTTATTGAAGAGGCGGCGAAGTTCAATCAGGAGTCAATAGCTGCCGCTTTGGGTGTGACGGTTCAGACGTATCGAGCGTATGAGAAAGACCCGTCCCAGATGAAACTTCCCACGGCTGTCATGCTCGCCAACTACCTCGGCTGCAAAGTCGAAGATTTTTATTTACCAATCAAGGGAAATTAAAGTTCCCTAAACGAAACGGAGAGAACCATGAACTACATCGACATCGAGCTGGGCGGCTGGAACATCCCCGAGGCCATCACGGTCGAGGCCGAGCCCGTCGAGGCCCGCGACTTTTCCGACTTCGAGCTGTAGGGGAGGGCGACATGGGGAAGTCAAGGAGACGGCGCCTTATTCCGGCGGTCCAGCTCGCATGGCTCGTCGCGTTCCTCGCCGCGGCGGTCGTCGCCGCAGTTCGTCGCGACTGGACCGGCCTGTCGATCGCGCTCCTGTGGGCGTGCAGCGACGCCACGGCGCTGAGGGTCATGGCCCTAGAGGAAGAGATCCAGGAGCAGCGTGAGAAGACCGAGGGCGAAGCCGATGTGGTCGAGCCAGTCGATTAGGTTGGCGAGCGCCCTGGCGGCCTCGCTGTCGCACAGGCGGTTGAACGCCCGGGCGATGCCCGGACGCGGCTTCGCGTGCTTCGGGCGATATGTCTGCTGTCTACGAATCATGGCCCGAAGCCTAACGCGTGTGTAACGCGTCAACGCGGGTATTGCCGCTCAGGCAACCCGCGGGACCCATCCCCGGGGCGGCACCGTTGCCCCGCGGCTCTCCATAACCATCCGCGGGGACGTTCCCTACCGGTGCCGTGCCGGGGGCGAGGCCCCGAAAGCAAGCAACAAAAAAGAGCCGCCCGGTGTGGAAAGCGGGGACGGCTCCAGACCTGAAAGGAGGTCACTCATGGATTCTAGCAGAGCCAAAACGTTCCAGCAGATGGCCGACGAGCTTGGCATCAGGCACAAGCTGATGTACACGCTGCGCGAGGCGTCGAGGGTGACTGGGGTGCCATACGACACGCTGCGCATCGAGTGCAAGGCGGGCCGCCTGCGCTCACAGCTGCCCGAGGGGCGCAAGGTGGGCCGCATGGTGCGCCCGGAATGGGTGGAGCAGTGGATCGAGGAGGGAACGCATGGCATCGAGGCTGCTTAGGTGCGCGGGGTTCGTCGCGCTCCTGTTCGCGGTGTACGCGATCATGCCGTACGTCCTGCGGGCGATGCTGCTCGCGGCGGACGGCATCCGCGTTGCGCTAGGGATGGGGTCGGTACTGTGATCGGCAGGCGATTCGCGTTCACCGTCCCGTTCGCGGCGGGCAAGCAGCGCCACAGGCTCGACCGGCGCCACGCACGGATGTACACGCCGACCGAGACGCTGAGGGCCGAGCGGGCCATCGCGGCGGCGTGCCGGGAGGCGATGGCCGAGGCTGGCATCCAACCCCTGCCCTTTGGCCCGCACGAGCCGGTGATTCTCAACGTCGACGCCTACCGTCCGCTGCCGGAGAGCCAGCCCAAGCGCGTGCGCTCGGAGCCGGACACCTACAAGCCGGACGGGGACAACGAGGGCAAGCTGGTCATGGACGCGCTCAACGGGCTCGTCTGGGCCGACGACGCGCAAGTGGTCGACCTGCACGTTGTAAAGCACCCCAGGGTGCGCGGGCAGGCAGAGCGCATGGACATATCGATAGCGCCCGGGTGGTCCGGGCGCAGGGACGAAACGGAGGAAATGTAAATGAAGCGGAAGGCATTCAAGGAACTCATGAGGCAGGCCGTGGGCAACGTCCTCATCAACACGGAGCTCAACGCCGAGGCGCTCAAGGAGAAGGTTGACCCCGCGGTGCTCCGCGGCGTCGCCTACGGCATGGCGGTCGCGCCCGTACTGATGGACGAGGAGCCCATCGAGTTCGACCGCGACTTCTTGGCCGTCATCATCGCGTACGGCAAGGAGTGCGATGACGTCTACGCCGAGAGCGGCGCCGTCGCCACTATCTCCAAGCTGTACGGATGCGAGGTGAGCGTCGATGAGTAACGAGGTCATCGAGTTCAAGGACGATGCGGGCATGCCCGTCAAGTTCACCTCGCAGGACATCCGCGAGCGCCTGTGCCCGAACGCGACCGAAAGCGAGCTGGCGCTGTGTATCGAGCTGTGCAACCGCCAGCACCTGAACCCCTTCACCAAGGAGGTCTACCTGGTGAAGTACAGGGACGCCCCGGCGAGCATCATCACTTCCTACCAGGTGTTCAACCGCCGCGCGAACAAGCAGCCCAACTACGGCGGCATCGAGAGCGGCGTCGTGGTGCTCCGCGATGGCGAGGTCGTCAAGAAGAAGGGCTCCGCCGTCTACAAGATGATCGGGGAGCAGCTCATCGGCGGCTGGGCAGAGGTGGCGTTCACCGACGGCAAGAAGCCCGCATACGTCGAGCTGGCGCTCACCGACTACAGCACCGGCAAGAGCAACTGGGCGAAGATGCCGGGCGTCATGATCGAGAAGTGCGCCAAGGCCGGCGCGTGGCGCCTGGCCTACCCCGACGAGTTCAGCGGGATGTACACGGGCGAGGAGATGGACCAGAAGGTCGCGCAGGACATGCGCGCCGGCACTCAGGCTGTCGAGGCCGAGAGCGTCGAGCCCGTGGCCGACCTGCAGCCCGTGCGTGACCTGTTCAAGCCGTTTATGGCGGCGACCGCGCTCGACAGCGCCGGGGCCATGGCGGCCATCTGCGCCGCCGTGGGCTGCTCGTCGGGCAACATGCACGACATGACGCTCATGCAGGCGCGCCGCGCGGCCTCTTGGATGGAGGAGGAGATCGCGGCCCGCAAGGCGCAGCCCGAGCCAGCCGCCCCCGAGCCGGAGCCCGCGCCCGTCTATGAGCCCGCGCCCGCCGAGTATGCGACCGACGACGACCTGCTGGGAGGCTTCTAATGGCAGACGAGGTTTTGGCAGTCGAGGCCGTGCCGCTCGAGGAGGACTTCGACACGCTGGTTGCGTCGCTCGCTATCGACGACACGCTCGATGACAAGCTGGCGAAGCTCAAGAAGAACGTCGATGAGAAGCTGGCGGACTACGCGGACGTCAAGCGCATCGAGAAGGACGAGGACTTCAAGGCGGCGAAGAAGTACCGCACGGCGGTCAACAACGTGAAGAAGCCCATCGAGGCGCAGCGCAAGGCCGCGAAGAAGAAGTACAGCGACCTGCTCAAGACGTTCGACAAGACCATCGGCGAGATCACGGCACCCATCGACAGGCTCTCCGATGAGTACAAGGCCGAAATCGACCGATACGACGGCGAGTGCAGGGAACGCCGCCTCACCGCGCTCAAGGGTCACTACTACGACCTCGCTGGCGAGATGGGGCCGCTGGTGCCCTACGAGCGCATCGCCGACGACAAGTGGCTCAACGCGAGCTTCGGCGAGGTCAAGGCCAAGAACATCATCGAGCGCCGCGTGGGCGAGCTGCTGCACCAGTTCAAGTTCGTCAGCGGGCTGGACTACGCGGACGAGTCCGAGAAGGCATGGGCCGTGGCGTGGTGGACCAGGAAACTGCCGGCGGACTCGGGCGAGGTGGCGGCGGCTGTCGCCGCGCACCGCGAGGAGGTGGTCTTCACGGCGGGGGCGACGGCATCGCTCAACACGGTGGCCTACG